ATTCCTGCCGCTTTTGTTCGGTAAATGGCATCTGCTATATCTGCGTCAATACCACCGTACACTGTTGATTCAAATGCTTTAGCGGGAACACCGTCTACCGTCGCCATCGTCACGTTTTCGATAACTCTTGCATCTACTACGTTTTGCACTTGCAATAGTTCCGCTTCAATTGCCGATGTTGTTGACGCACCGCCTAGCGATATGCTTTCGTCATATCTCGCCCTTAGTGACTCATCTGTTTCGATGTCAGCGCCGCCCGTTGTTGCCGCTGCATTTGTTACCGCTGTAACGCCCGTCAATGGGTTTACAATCGTTGTAATAGTGCTAGCTAATACATTGCTTGTGTTTCCTAGTTCAATCGCTCTAATCGGCACGTCAACCGTTCCGCAGGATGGGATCGTTGCAATCTGCTGTGTCCAAAACTGATAAGTTCCGGTCGATACTAAAAATTGTAACGGGATAACAGTCCCAGCTGTTCCCGTAAATGTAACCGTCCCAGTCGCATAACTCGCCGGTTTTCGTGTGATCCCGATATACTGGCAAACACCATCCAACTGATATCCCTCTGCTGTGTCCTTATATGCTCCATAATAGACGTATTCAGCTAGTTGCCAGATAACAGCCATGCTAAACGCTACTACCTTAAAAAACATCCCTAATGGGCTATGTTCGCTTAAATTAACGTCAGCACCAAATACACTCCTTGCCCGGCTGTTCATTTCTGCGATGATATCAGCATACCGCATCCGGTTGAATCCATCTTTGTTTAATCCAAACATTAGGCACTCACCTCACTTTCTATTGTTGTGCCGTTTTTCAATAGCACTTTAAATCCGATTGAAGCTTTACGGTCTGCAGTTGGTTCTGATACCGTCAAACTATCAATGCCTTTAATTTCCGTGTCAAACGTGATAGCATCATTTATACCCATACGCAAATAATTTTTATTAATGGTCTTTTGTTGTAATAGTCGATAATCAAAACCAAATCTTTCATTTAAAAAAAACTCTTTTAAATTTGTAGTCATAGTTCGCTGTATACTCTGTGCCTTTTCTTCATTGCCGCTGATAATTTTTAACTCATTCTGTTCATTAAAAACAATATCATCATTTTCAATTAGAAAAGATATCATTCTATCACCCCCAATATAACGGCGTTGGTTAAGTCATGCTTGCCAAAAGCCACAATTACCCGGTCGCCCACTGTTAGCGGATAGGTAAAGGCCGTTGGCGAACCGTCAACCAATCCCCACTGCTTTAATTTTCTAGCTGTTACAATTAAATCATAACTAACCGCACTATCTGCATATATTTTATCTTGTACGGGCTTAATAGTCAACGGCGATACCGTTGTCACCTCGCATTCCATAGTTGTGTTAATCGTCGCTATTTCATTGTTAATAATGTTTAAAATTACTTCATCTAATTTCATCTAATCCCCCGTGGTATCTCTTGGATATGTTTGGCAATGAACAAAACCGCTACTATAATAACGGATTGTACCTAATCCAACGCTTTGAGCATTATCAGCCAAATAATCAACTGATGCACCCGGGCAATAACAATCGACCGCTTCGCCTGTTTTGTGTAAACTGTTAGGAGCGGCACCCGGTGTAATGCTGTTTTGATACTCGCACCTTGCGCCACCTGTTACGATTATTTCGCCGACTATATCCCAGAGTTGATTCATTTTTTCTTTTAGTTCGGGAACTGCATCCAACCCACAACCGCACTCGCACTGAAAAGCACCAGCCGGGAAGTTTCCATCGCCGCCTGTTCCTTCATACAGTCCAGCGGTTTTACCATTCCAGTCATAAACGGCTTGAGCGTATTCTAACCGTTGGCTCATGCCTTGACCGCCCGAACGTTCAAAAGATTCTTCAAAACTGTAGCATGCGGATATTGGGTCGGTGAATTGCTTAAACTCGTTCAATCCACCAGCTAAACCGCCGTAAACTGAAAAACTATCACTTTCGGGGCCGACCGTTATTTCCCAATTAAAATAGTCTAACTGAAATAATAAATCATTGGCTGCCCGGCCTGATGCTGCCGCTTGTGCGAATAGCGTATCTTTTCGACCGCCTAACCATTGAAATATTCCATAAGCCCCGGAACTGCTATTCTCTGCGTTCGGGTCGTAACCGCTTTCTAGTTCGCAATTTCCCATAGCGCCAGCGGCGGCAGCTCTTGAGAATCCTTGCCCCATCAAGAAATTCCAAACCTTGTCCTTGTTTGTGTTGCCACTTGCAACTGCTTTATTTTTAACAGGCGGTACATATCGGGTTACTTTGTCCGTTGGCAAGCAATTAACTACTGTCTCAAAATTAATACCGCTGTGAGTTCCGTCCTGAACCCGCCATAAGCCATTAACATTTTTAGATTCTACCCGGAAAACAGAACCCGTGGTAATCATCGGGTTAAGGCACATTGTAAATTTAAACCCTTTCGCCCCGTCGATTTCAATTTCTTCAGGGCTACCAATAAGACCGGTCTCCGGCTTTAATAAATAACCGGTGTCCAACTCGTAAACGCCATCCACGATATATAAAATATTGTTCCTGACGAACATGTATGACGCTGTTTCTTTTACAATCTCGTTGATTATTTGCTTATACGTTCCGTTTACGCTTTTCCCGTTTTCGTACGTGATATTATTGTTAACAAACACTGTGCCGGTTTCCACGTTTATAGCCCGTAACAGGTCTTCAAGTATCTGTTGTGCATTTGTACCGGTGGCGTATGTTTTCGCCACTGTGCGGTTGAATATCGCATTAATATCAGTATTCACAAGTATCTTTAGTTCTGAATCAACGCCGTTCTGGTTGTTTTTAAAGCTCGCAATCGTTCCAACGATAACCGAACCTAAATTACCGCTATATCCGGCGTTTAATTTTATCTCCATGTTGTTCTGTATATAGCCCAAAGTTGACGGACTAGCATTGTAGACCGTCACGTCATTAATCGGGGCTACATCATCTTCGTTAAACGTCACGTTAAAGTCAATTTCTAAATCTGGCATTATCTTTTCACCGATGATTAACTGTTTTTCTCGTTTAAATAATCGTGTCATTCTTGCACCCCAACATATAAAAACACAGTTACGCCCATGTTTCCCCATGTTATCCGGGTTGCTTGCCCCGTTGCATCGTTCGGCGTTACTAATGGAAAGTCAACATATCCACGCTCCGACAATAACGGCTTGTTTAACCGCAACTTTTCACCGCTGGTCAAAACTGTCCCGTCTGATTTCGTAATGGCAATAGTGAAAAAATCATGACGTGAATTATAGTCAATCTTAAACGTATAAGTTATTTTGTTTAACCGGATGTCAAACTCATACGGAATTAACGATTTATCTATTTTTATGTAGTTTCTCATTCTGTTAACACCGCCTGCAATCCGCCGTTTTTCAGGTCATTGGCTTGGGTATAGACGTATGCTTCATCTATTACCGTTACAACGCTTTCAGCTATTCTAACCTCTTTTAAATCGACCGTAAATGCTACGCCATCAGCAATATTTGCCGCCCGTCCCGTCTTTAAGCTTGTGATCATGACATTTTGTGCAATGTCAACACCTACAAACCGTAAAACATCGCTATTTTTCATGTACTCCCGTAACTTTTCCAGTTTTTGTTGAGCATCATCGCCCACAATGTAACCGGGTATACTCATAGTCAATGGTTGTAACTGTGCGTGATCTGAAATGTTTCCACCCTCGATTGGCTTGTCTGTAATGTTTGCGGTCATGGTAGCATCTTCGCCGGTAGCAACCGAAAAAACTACTTCACCTAATTTACTTTTCTTGCTTAATTCTAACCAATCAGCAAAATCTTCATCCGTTACCTCATCAACAATGCGGATTTCAACGGCTTCCATTCTTAACGATTGCCCCACGCTGCCGACAATATCACCATCGATAGCGTAATCGGTCCAACCAACGTTTTCCACATGAACCCGATACCATACGTGTTTACCTTGTTCGGGGTCGATTAGTTTAATCCTAAACGCTTCCATCCTCAAACCTTGACCAGTTGTCCCGGCCACTTCACCACGCTTAACCCAATCCTGCCAGCCCACGTTTTGCACATGGGCTTTATATTCTAAATTATAATCAGATTCTACTATTAACGCTTCTAAACGCTTTGCTTCTCCTACCGTCCCAGCAACTTCACCATCGCTTACCGTTTCCGTCCATCCTACGTCTTGTACATGGGCTTGATATTCTATCATGTGCGCCCCCTTAATATGCTACTTTAGGATTTCTTAACGCCATTTTCTGCGCGTATTCGTCCATAAATAAATTTAGTTGTTGTTCGATGCTGCTGAATGATTCTTTAACAGTGCCGCCGCCGTTAACATTTACGGTTATTTGTGGCGAAAAATTCATAACACCGCTACCGCTTGATGCTGTAGCAGTTGTCACCGATACTTCACCTGTTACTTTTGCGCTCATTTGTCCAGTCATTCCGCTTAACGCTTCTTTCACTAGCCCGACATTATTAGTTATGCCAGAAGCTAGACCCTGCATCATGTCCGGCATCCACGTTTCGTATTGTCGCAATGGCCCTTCATCCGGTCGTGAGAAATGAAGGAATGATGTTATCTTATCAGCTACTCCTTTAATAGCATCGCCAACCGCTGATATTCCATTTTGTATTCCTTTTACAAACCCGTCCATCATATCGCCAGCCCATTTTAATGCATTAGCTGGTAATTCTTGTAGAAATTTAACCGCACCGTTAAAGGCGTTAATGATAACATCACTCACACCATCAAAGGCATCCTGTACGCCAGTAACAATGCCAGTAAAAAAACCGACTATCCCATCCCACAAAGATGTAACACCATTATAAACACCGTCCCAAATCTCCATTAATGACTCACCAGCCTGAGACAATCCACTGACTATATTATCCCATAGCTGTACTAAAAACTCACTTATCGCTGTCCATGCTCCGATTACTGCGTTTCTAAACCCCTCGTTAGTGTTCCACAGGTAAACAATACCAGCTACTAACGCTGCTATTGCCATGATGATTATTCCGATTGGATTGGCGTTCAAAGCTACATTTAAAAGCCATTGAGCCGCCGTCATTATACCGGTAGCTGTTGCGGATGCTACTTTAAGTATAGCATCTTTTACATATAAACCTTGTAGCAATAGTGTTTCACCTATGTTTTTCATGGTCGCAACACTTAATAACCCCATTACAGCCGTTAATGATTTGTATGCAGACATTACCGCCTGAATCGTTGATGAAACCGCCATTGCTGTTTTAACTGCCGCAAAAGCCCCGGCCAGTATCACAACTTTGTCAATTACACCTTGTATTCCACCAGTATTGTTGATAAATTCGCCAACTTTTTCGCCAGCCCATACAAACCCGTCGGATATTCCTCTTATTTTTTCTCCGACCTCGTACAGGTCAGCATCAATCCCGCTTAAACCGCTCGAATCACCTAGTCCATTAAATCCGTCTTGCAAAAATATAACCTTATCGCCTGCTTGTTGTAATCCATCGGTAACGTTTTTCATTATTCCAACGACACTACCTAAAACTGGGCCGCCAACAATAGCTAAAAAATCTTTCCACGCTTGTTGTATATTTCCCATCTGGTTTTCGTAACCGTCAGACTCTCTAGCTGCTTGACCCGTTGCCCCTGCTAATTCCTGCATATTTTGAGCGTATTCCATACGGGTTGCTTGTTTTGTTGCTTCATCTAATGATGACCATTCAGACGTTGCACCGACAAGCCCTTTTTCAATTGCATATGCCGCCATTTGCGTATCGTTAGCGAATAGCCCGATTGACTCACCGCCCTCGTAATTACCTTTAATAAAGCTTGTCAAGGCGCTGTTAGCGTCACTAAACGACTTATCGTAAAACGCCGCCGCATCCGCTGATATTGTAACGGCATCCGTTGCCTTTCCCATTGCGTCTTCGGTGCTTAACCCTAGTCCCTTAAACATGCTTGTCATTTGTGACATTGCTGGTTTTAAACGGTTTGGAACCATGCCGAACTGACCAGCCATATTATCTATTGCTGTTTGCGCATTTGATTCTAAACCACCAAATGTTTGAGTAAATTGCGAATCAATGGCTTTTGCCGATCCAGCCGATTCAATAGCCGACTTCCCAAAATCGAAAATCTTATCAGCTGCAAAAGCAACCGCAATTGTTTTTCCTATATTTTTTACAGTATTATCTAAGCCACCGAAATTGCCTTTCAATTCGTCTGTAGCTTTATTCATTTTCTTAATGTCGGTCGGATCACCTTTAAAAACAAGGCTGAATACTAAACTTCTTAAGTCTGCCATTTGCCCTCCTTTCTTCAAAAAAAGCGCCCATTTCAGAGCGCTATTTCTTTTTCATGCTTTGTGATATTAGTTCTTCCCGGTAATCAATTGCAGCGCATGCCTCAAGCAATATGTTATCATCTAATATTGATATCGCCTCAGTGTATGTTAACGCCCCACAAACGATCGGTTTCCAGAAATACCAATTGTTAATTGCATCTTTTTTATATTGTTCCTTAGATTTTAGGTTCTGCTCGCTTGCATTGAAACATAATCGCCGCTTGCATGACCTCCTCGAAATCCTCTACTTCTTCAAAATCTTCCATCTTCATCTTTGGCGATACAACGATATGCTCTAAAACCTCAGAGAATAGTTTTTCCTCGGATGGGTTACCGTTCTTATCTTTGCTGCGGTCTTTAATCTTGTACCAGTAATTTGTTGGAACTTTCTGTAATGTATACTCTGTCCCGCTTATTGTAACTGTTTTAGTTGCCATTTATTTACCGTCCTTTATTTGCTAGTGTAATCAGCAATTTCGATTTCGTATTCTCTTGTGCCTTCTTCGTTGCTATAAGATTTTTCAGCCGATTTCTTTACTCTGCATTTAGTTCCGCCAGAGGTTAAGCCGTTGGTGTTAGCATCGATAACCTGAAAAGCAAACAAAGCGTTTTCGCCTTTACGTCTGCTTAGTTCTTCGTATTGCCGAACTGCTGGACTTGTTGCCTTTAGCGTCAGTGTTGCAAACCCTGTTTTGTCGTTAGTCTCTGAAAAAGTAACATCACCTTGAATTCCAACTTGTTTAGAGAAACTTTCTTCGTTTTGCCCAATTGTAACGGCATCGCCATCAGCTAAACCAGTTGCGATTATACCGTCGCCGATGACTGTTACATCTAATGAATCATATACGTTTATCATCTTTTACACCTCCAATGTCCCGCTGATCGTTGCGGATTCAATCGCGCCTGCTAGCGAAGCCGTCCAGCTAATACCATTATAAGTTCTATCTGCTCTATCTTGTGCGGTTGATTGTTCTCTAGTTATTGCGCTAATGGTATAGGTAGCATTGCCGTTTTCATCTAACAAGATAATACCATTAACTGCGCCTTGCTGCAATACTTTAATCGCTACATCTTTTAAGAGTGCGATACCGGCGTTAGAGTATGGAATCTTCCCTGTTGTCAATGCAAGATTTCTTAACCCAGCTTCCATTTCAAGCTTAATCCATAACGCACCCAGCACCACGTCTACATACTCACCGCTTTGCGTCTGTGCCTGTGTTGTCTGTAAAACGCCCATATCTTCGATATAAGTGCCTAAATAGTTAGCGTGTAGTGTCGCTAACTCTGCATCAGTAACAACGCTTTCAGCAGTATTAACAAGCGTTTTAAACTTACCAACTACAGAACCGATTGGACGAACAAGCATATAAGTCACAAGTTTTTCAATCATGTAATCACCGGCTACACTATGGTAACCAATAAATGCATGTCGTATATCTGATTTAACCATCGCCTTATTTTGTGTTGTAGCAGCGTAAAATCTCTCGTTAGCTTCGGCCCATGCGCTTAGCGCTGCGATAAAAGTATCGTCTGCATTTGTACAGTAAAAAACGGTAAAGTCTTGATTGACATTAGCGGTCAACAAAGATGTCAGGTCAGCCGGTAAAATAGTGGAATCTCCCAGTACTGCAATTCCGTCCGGTGCTGGTGTCTGTGCGAACAATTGGGCCGCCATCTTATATGTGTCGGTTGTGTCTGCAAAGTCTGCTAATACCGCCGATAAATCTGCATAGGCGGTATATGCCTTGTCAACGTCATCCGTTACAATTAAAATCTTGCCAAAAGGCGCTGATTTATCGGGGACGGTAGCAAGTGTTATATTTACTATAAAATTATTTAATCTGCTCAATTTAATCCTCCAAATTTATATTTATTTCGTCAATGTTTGAAACAATGCGATCCACGCTGTTAACCATCCTGATAATCACGTCAAAACCGTATCGGAACTCATACGCAGGGTCGATTAAAACCGTTCTGTCTCCGATTGCTTCAACGCTAACAACTACCGCCCCGATATCCTTTAAGTCATAGTATAGATTGTGCTGAATATAGTTCTTTGCAGTAATTGCTAAATCATAAGCATCAGCAGGTTTTGCACCGTATGCATTAAAACTAAACGTTGCTGTTACTTGGTCAATAGCCGTTTCTTTAATGTCATAATCGAATAGTGGGTCTGTGCTTACAACTCCTACGCGTTCCATTATAGACATTCCCGGTTCACGGTTGTCCGATACTATAATCTTATACCCAATAAATGGGTAATCCGGTTTAGTCGCTGTCTGTTCCATCTGAATCACGGGCTTTGCTGTTTTAGCATACAGTTTACTAACAATTAAGTTTCTAACAGTAGTCAGGCTCATGCCGTGTCACCTCTCACAACAATATAGATAATTAAACCGCTGTCAAAATCTGCGTAATCTTTACGCTTATCAATGGTGTAAATGATATCTTTGTGCTTAATCTTTTGCCCTACCTTGTAATCATTGTAGGTATAAAGTTTACGGTCATCAAGAGTATACGTGCCGTTTTCATCATAGGTTAAATCTTTGTTGCTTAATGGCACTAATGCACCATAAAAACTTACCCATGCCTGCGTTCCCGGAACCCACTCACCGCCGTTAGCATAATCATAATGACCAGCCGTTTCAGTTTGGATATAAGGGGCAACTTTGCTATATTTTGTTACTAATGCTTTAAAATCATACATAAATTACCCCTTTACTTTGTAATCAATAGCACCAATCATTTGACCAGTATCAACTAACGGATTAGATGAACCTTTTTTCTTTATCGTGCTGTATTTGTTAGCCGGAGTACTTAATCTGATTGCGTACTCTTGTACTCGCCCTTTTGTGGCATCCCCCAATAGATTAAGCCCCGTCTTAACTTTCATTTGTCCAGCGACAACTCTTTCTGCTATTTTCTCCATATCTCTGTTTATATCCGCTTTTTCACTGTCAAAACAAGCACGAATAAAAGACCGCTCAGGAATCAAAACTTTTCCTTTTTTATCGTGTGTTCCAAACTCGTTCCATGTTGCCCGGTCAAAAATGTCACTTCCAACATCTCCATGAACGCCAATTGTAACTTCATTTTTTATCATGCTGTTAATCGTTTTTAGCAACTCATCAGTATTGTTAATATCTTTTACGCTCATAACATTTTTAAGCGGCTGTACGGGCTCAATAGGCTTTTAATGCTCATGCCAGCATCATTACTACCGAAACTTTGGCTCATGTCGGATAGGCTTTCACTTGTAATGCCTACTCTTTCCATTTCGGCGGTTAAGTTATCCAACACATACGAGAAACCGGCTTCATCGACTAACGTTGCGTTATTACAATAAAGCTTGCACCATTCTAGTAATTTCTCCCGGTCTGTCATATCTATTTACCATCCTTTAACAACTCAATCAGTGATTCCTTTTTCTGTCTGGCATCGTGTTCGATTTCAGCTTTTTCCAATGTTTCAATGATTTCCGCTTTGGTCATGGCTTCATAGTCAATAACTGGAACTTCTTCGACTGGCTCAAATGCCTGTATTTCTTCGATATCCGGCTTTTTAGCCCGGTGTCTGTTTAATAGCATGTTATACCTCCTAATTTAATAAAAAAGGGGCGTAATGCCCCTAATTCAATCAAGCATCAAAAGCGATTGTTTGAGCTTTTGCCGTACCATCTACAACAACAACTGATGCTGTTTTTGTGTAAGCGTCTTTTGTTGCTACTGCGTCATAAGTACCGCCGATGATTTTAAATACTACAATACCGCTTGCGTTAGTTGTTCCGGTCATGCCGCCAAACGTAACGGTTGCGCCTTCAACTGCTGCTGCTGCTGAGGTTGTCACGGTTAATGTAACGGTTGTTCTAACGTCTAAATTAACGGCCTTTGATTCGTCGTAAAGGTAAGTGCCATAATGTTCATCTGCGCTAATAACAGTTGATTTTGCCAGAATATCCCGGTCGGTTTCCAACTGTACGCCACGCTTCATAAAAACAGTTAATGCGCCCGGCTTAACAATATGAGCTAAACCACGGGTAACTCGTCGTGAACGAACAACTTGAGCGTCTAAAACTGCGCCATAAGTGCCATTTACAACGATGCTGTCGCCTAACTCTGTGTATCTAGCCCATGCCCCGGCTACCGCTTTTCTTAAAACAGATGCGTCAAGCGGATGCATAAGCATTACTTTAGTCTCATCGTCTTCGTCGGTGAACAGGTCAAGGCCGTTTGCTACTGTGTCAAGGTCAAATGTACCGGGATCATTATAAACCAAAGAAGCACCTTCTAAAGCAGTTACTAAATCTTCATCGATTTTATCAGCGATTGACATTTGAATCTGGTTTGTAGCTTCTCCAATTGGATTGCCTAAACCGGATAAAACTGCTTCGTCTGTAATTTCTACGGCTTTAGCTGCCTTTTTAATAGTAAAGACGGTATCAGATGTAGTAAGGGTAGTAATTCCAATTGCCACGCCCTCAGCCACGTCCTCTGCTGCTCCTATATCATAATGTTCAACAAGGTAGCCACTCCTTGCCCGTTCTCTTAAGAACTGCTATATGTTTCCATATAGATCAGACTATATCACGCTCCACGTGGGAGCCTTCCCATTTCCACCCGGCTTTTGGGTGTACGCCTTACGGCTAGTCGTTGACCGTTAACCATCAATATATTCAAAAGTCCATCCTCTGTGTGTTTTTTGCTTATTTTTTAAGCAAGCCGATATATTTGTTTGTTTTAGATTGTTTTCTCTTGCGCATTCTGATTGATTTAAATAGTTAAATCTTTTGCCTTGCGGAGAAACTGCAACAAACATATTCATTTGGTTTGGCTTGAATTTGTTATTCATTTCTTTTGATATAAAAGAGCAATTATTAATGTTGTAAATTTTATTGCCACTTATTTTACTATCTTTGTCTAAGTGGATTAAACCATTGAGTAGTTTTTCTCTATCATAACCATCAACTTTTATTACATCTTCATAAAAACTATTTAAATCTAGCCATTCATCGCACAATTTAACGCCTTTACCACCATAAAGATTATACCTTTCATGGTCTTCATTGTAGCAACGTTCTTTTATGTGATACCAAATCATATAAAGCTTACGTCTTACTTTAGAATTTTCTGACTTTTGCATTTTGCACCTCCAATTATTTATAGTTATATTATACCATAAATAAACTAGAGGGTGAACTTATTTTAAGGTTATTCGGTGCTGATTGCCCAATCCTTAAACTTTTTAAACTTTCACGTTTGACATTTCTATCTGCGTTGTAGTGTTAAGGCTCTTAGGGGTTCCCAGCAATTAAAGAAGTTTGCATATACCATTGCTGGCATATGGCGCATATAGTTTACGCGAACTTAGGAACTGTCAGAGTTGAGCCGGGTCTGCCTGATAATGTTGAGTCAA